AAAAATATTATAAGTCCACAACAGTGTGTTGAAATGGTGAAGTGGTGTCTCTTTCTTCTCTTATAATAACTATATATATATTTACTAATAGGATATTCCAGCACAAATACCCCACCCCCCGACACTTAAAATTTCCTCCCAAATTTCAAAACACTACCTTGAAATGGTACACGACTTCAAGAAGTCGTCTCACGTTAATTTCACCCCACCTTTGCTACTCCGCCCGGCTCGGCCCGGCTCCGGCCTATCGAAACCAGCTAATTGGACAGCAGCGCTTAACGATAATCGTTCCTGATTAGAATGTGAGAAATTTCCTTGACAGAAAACTAATAGTAGCGTATACTACAGATAGTTATGAACTCAACCACAAGGAGATTGACAATGGGAAAGAAATGTATCCTTCAAGACTGCGAACGGAAGGCAACGGCGCGCGGACTTTGCTTCTGCCACTACCAAACCGCTCGGAACTTCGTGTGTTCCGGAAAAGCCACATGGGAAGATCTTGTTAAGCAAGGATGGGCATCGGAGACAAAACGCAAAGGAAATACCCTTAGCGAGTTTACCGAGAAGATGAGGGCGAAGTTCTGCGAAGGAGAAAAAAATGAAGTGCAAGACTGATGGATGCGATAACGAAGCTGTTGGGCATCGCGGAACGTGCAGGGATTGCCACCACACAGCATTTGATGCTGTTGATCGTGGCTTTGTAACATGGAAACAATTGGAGGATTCTGGTATCGTGAATTGTCCAGATACTCCATTACTTCAGCCATATTCAGATGATATTGCTCCACGGCGAAGTGGTGGTTATATTATGTGGAACGGAAAAAGAAATGTGAAATCTGAGCCAATGTACTATGTGATACGAGAGTTCCTGGATAAATACCTTGGAGAAACCACATGTTAGTTACCAAAGAACAGATTGCCGAAGCGCGAAAGATGGCCATTGAAGCAGCGAACTGCAATGCCAACGAAACCATAGTTTTGGCTGGTTGCATCCTCATTGCCAATGCCATACTGGAGATTGACCAGACCGCCGCCGCCGTGGCGCAGAAAATCGTGAATTATCTTCCTTGACAAGTTTCTATGTTCATCGTATGATGAATACTTGCACGGGAGAGAACGTATGAGTTTCCTATCCTTTTTTCGGAGAGACAAGATGATTGAAGCGAAAGTTGTGAAAGAGCGCGTGACCGACAAGCAGTTTGTAATGGGCTGCAAGAATTGCCACTCGACAGGGCAAGCGGCTTCTTTGCTTGGCTTGTCTTGTGCGACAGTTTCAGCGCGAGCCAACAAGCTGCGCAAGCTGGGTGTCAATTTGCCGAAGTTCGCACGCGTGGTCAAAACCAAGGCGGTCGATGTCGAGGGTTTGAACGATCTGCTGGACGACTGAGTTCTAGTAAGCAGTAGCTTTCGAACCTTCCTCAGCCAGGGGTACGGTAAATCCGCCCTCTGGCTTTTTTCGTTTCTCGTGGTACAATGTACCTTGGAGAACCAATCATGCCGATGAAGTCGAAAGCGCAGCGAGCATACTTGTGGGCTAACGAGCCAGAAGTGGCGCATAAGTTCGAGAAAGAGACACCAAAGGACGCTAAGATGCCCAAACGGATTGGCAAGAAGAAACATCCCAAGAAGAAATCCTTCCTTCTGAAAGCCTAGCATGGCCGAACAGCCGCCGTGGGTATCGACCGAACCACGAACCAAGAAACCCGCTATCACTTCCGACGAGCGGGCCGACATCCTGCGCCGCTTCGCTCGCGGAGAGACTTGCCGCGAGTTATCGGAGGCATTCAACAGACATATTGTAACAGTCAAGCGTATAGTGGCGAATCGCACGAAGGCAGAGAAGGATTCCAATGTTACTAACGAGGGGAAGATTCAGTCTTATCTTGAGAATGTACAATGGGCAATGTCCAAAGCAGGGGAATTCTCGCGCACGCAGAAGCACCCAGTGGCATGCCCAAATGACTCCGCGTGGTTCCTTTACACGCAAGCGACGAACGAACCAAAGGACTTCATGGCCAAGGCGTGCCAAATCGAGGCCAAGAACGACGGTGGCGAGGCCGACAGGCTCTCTAAGCAGTCCAGCAAGGTACTTCTGTCCGAAATAGAAGAGTTTCTAGCAGAATTGAGCGAAAAAGATGAAGAGATTGACCATTGCCAAAGCGCCGAAACGGCAGAAGCAATCAAAAACGCTCCAGACGGTCCAGGTGTGCGACTTCTGCAAGAGGGATCTGGGCCGAACGTGCGCGCGGACTGAGCAGTCCGGGATCTGCGCAGCCGGGGATGGGGTGATTTTTCGTAAGCATTACGGCTCATCCTATGGAGAGGAGTGCTTTTTCTTCTGTAGCGAGCAATGCGCCGAGGACTTCGCTGGGTAATGAAGATCTCGACGCCGTATAATTCTCTGGTTCCGAAAACTCTGAAAGAAAATCTGGAGTTTCGCGCCAAGATTCTACAAGCGGTTCTTGACGACCCATCAAAGATACGGATCGTCAAGGCGATATGCGAAGCTGATCCGCTGTTCTTCCTCAACGTTTTCGGATGGACGTTTGACCCTCGTGGAATACGCAAGAAGATCCCATTCATCCTCTATCCGTTCCAGGAAGACGCGATATTGGAGCTTTTGGGTGCGATAAATGACCACGACGCGCTGGTTGAGAAGTCGCGTGATATGGGTGCTTCCTGGATCTGTATCGCAGCGATGACTTGGTGCTGGCTGTTCGATAATGGTTTTTCTGGCCTGTTTGTCTCCCGCGTCGAGGAGTACGTTGACAAACCGGGCAACCCGAAGGCCATGTTCTGGAAGTTCGACTATCTGATCGACAACATTCCATCTTGGCTTGCCCCGGCTGGATATTCGAAGTCCGTTTACCGTGCAAAGATGCACGTCGAGAATCCCGAAAGGGGAGGGGTGATTGATGGAGAGTCAACAACTGGAAACGTTGCTCGCGGTGATAGGCGCACAGCTATCCTACTTGATGAGTTTGCCGCAGTCGAGCAGGGCAGTCGTGTTCTATCGTCCACTCGTGATGCTACCAATTGTCGATTGTTTAATTCTACTCCTAATGGAGTAAACAACGCCTTCTTTGACATCCGGCAGTCCTCGATAGTTAAGATCCGGCTACATTGGTCAGTGCATCCAAGCAAGAACGCCGGATTGTATACTACAGACGAAGACGGTCTTCTGAAAGTCCTCGATTCGAAAGGATATCCGCATGGTTACAAACCAATTCTTGATGGTAAGCTTCGAAGTCCCTGGTATGACAACGAATGCGCTCGCGCAGGATCTTCCCAAGAAATTGCTCAAGAACTTGACATTGACTACCTGGGTTCCGGTTTTCAATACTTCAACGCTACTTCCATACATGAGGTCATGCGAAAGAACGCACGACCAGCAATGCTAGAAGGGGAACTTGAATATGACGACACGACGGGAGACTTTATTCGATTCACTGAATCTAAAGGTGGACATCTTCGACTCTGGACTCTGCTTGACGGAAAAGGCGAGCCTCCGAGAGAACATAGATACACGGAGGGCGCAGACGTGTCTGCGGGAACTGGAGCGTCAAATTCGTGTCTTGAGGGATACGATGTTACTACATGCGCGAAAGTCTTCGAATATGTTAATGCTCACATACGCCCAGAGCAGTTTGCTAAGCAAGCTGTTGCAATTGGCAGATGGTTCGGAAATGCGTACCTTATCTGGGAATCGGGAGGACCAGGACGACAATTCGGTAGCCGGGTGGTCGAACTAGGGTACGGCAACATCTACATGCGGAAACGCGACGAGGCGATTTCCGGAAAAGTTTCTGACGTTCCTGGTGTCGCACAAACCAAGGAAACCAAGTTGATGATTCTGGGCGATTATCGCGCAGCCGTCGAGAAAGGCGAGTGCATCAACTACTCGAAAGAAGCGATGGAAGAGACACTGGAATACATCTTCGGCGTAGACGGGGGGGTGGAACATTCCAGGAGTTGTGGTAAAATAGATCCATCGGGCGCGAAGGCGAACCACGGCGACCGGGTGATGGCTGACGCCCTCGCTTGGAAGGCTCTGAAAGATAGAATGCGTACTCCTGTTGCCGAAAAGCCGAAGATCATTCCCGGTTGTTTGGCGTGGCGAAATCAAAACCGTAAACAACTTGCTGATAAACTATCAAAGGATGGCTGGTAATGTCCAAGAATCCCCTAAGTCAAAAGCAGTGGGACAAACTAACAGAGTCAGTCAAGTGGTCAGAGCGACAGCTTGAATTCTCCAAGAAGAAGCGCATTCAGGCAATTACTGAGTTCGCGGGATACCACTACGCCGAGGGCGGCGCTCAGTTGCGCGTGCCGGTCCCAATGCTGGCCCTGGCTGTCCAGATCTACGTTCGGACGCTCGCCGCCCGCGCCCCGCGCGCGCTGTTTACATCAAAGCAGGCGCAGTACAAGCCGGTCGCATACAACATGGAACTGGCCATTAACCAGATCCCTGACGAGATCGGGCTGGCCGCGACGTTGCGAAAGTACGTTGAGGAAGCGCTGTTTTCGATGGGCGTCGTCAAGGTTGGGCTGTGTTCCATAGGGAAGTCTCTTGGCCACGAGTACGGCGAAACGTTCGTTGATCTCGTAACGACCGACGACTACTTCATGGATATGTCCGCAAAGTCGATGCAAGAGATTGCATACGAGGGCAATCAGTATTGGCTCGACTACGAGGAATGCAAGGAATCTGGATGGCTCGACGGTCTTGATATCGAGTCCGACGAACCAACGACTAAGGGTCCAGCGGGCGAGAAACGTGCCGATGGGATCACGATCAACAGCACGGCTGAGCAATACCGCGAGCGACTTTGGCTCCGCGACATCTGGCTCCCGCGCGAGAAGGTTCTGGTCACGGCCAGCGCGAAGACGGGGAAGTTCCTGAAGTCAGTCGAGTGGGACGGTCCCAAGTCTGGACCGTACATCAAGCTGGGATACTCTGACGTGCCTGGAAACTTGCTTCCTCTTCCGCCAGTTTCTTTGTGGCGCGATCTTCACGAGTTGTCGAACAAGCTGTTCCGCAAACTCGGCAATCAGGCCGACGCGCAGAAGAGTGTTATGGGGTTCCAGGGCGGAGAAGACGAGAGCGTCAACAACTTCAAGGGCGCGAAGGATGGTGACGGAGTTCGTTATACCGGCGCTCAGCCGATTGAACTGAAGACTGCCGGTGTCGATCCGAAGACTCTCGCGTTCTATCTCCAGTGCCGTGACATGTTCAGTTATTTCGCTGGAAACCTTGACAGTCTCGGTGGTCTTGGAATTCAGGCCCCGACGCTCGGACAAGACAAGTTGCTTGGTGAGGCAGCTAGCGCGCAGATGCGCGACATGGTTGATCGTACCATCGCTTCGGTGCGCGAGATCTTCTACGCGCTAGCGTACTACGAATGGAACGACCCGATCAAGCGGCGTACTCTTGAGAAGCCGATTCCTGGTATCGAGTTGACCATTCCGGTCGAGTTCGGGCCGGAACAGAAGGACGCTGACTTCGACGTATTCGATCTGAATATCGACGTGTATTCTCTTCAGGACAACTCGCCTAGCGCTAGGCTCCAGAAGCTGGGGGCGATTGTTCAGCAGTACGTTCTTCCATTGGCTCCAATGATTCAGCAGAACAGCGGTACGATTGATGTTCAGAAGATCTTCAAGTTGGTTGCGAAGTATTCGGACTTCCCGGAACTGGAAGAGATCGTGACGTTTGTGGATCAAGCAACGTTGCCATCTTCGCCATCTGGAAGTTTGGAAGCCGGAATGCCAGCGAACACGAACCGAACTTACACGAGAGTTGGACAGCCCGGGATGTCGCGCGGGGGCGAAGCAGCATCCCTTACGCAGCAACTACTTAGCGGTGGCGGAGAGGAATCTATGGGCGCGCAAGAATAATTATCTTGCATATTGGCACAGAACTTGCTATAATAGGGGACGCTATGCTAAAGAAGTGCAGTTTG